TGAGGAACTACTACAGTTACATATTTACTAAATCCATTTATTCTTCTGTAACCACCTTCAATATCAGGCTCAAAGTTTTCTAGTTCTAATGCCTGTCCCGGTTCCATCATAAAAGTAGACCTATTAAGAACTAATCCTCCTTCGCAGTTAAATGTAACAGGATTTACTTGCGATAAATCTGCCATTAATTTAACCTTGCATTAAGAGTATTTGCTCCATACGTTCCTGCTCTTGGTATATAAGTAGAACGAAGATATTGAAATTTATTAACTAACAAGGTTTGCATATTTTTTATGCCTTGCTCAAACCTTGCGA